AAGATAGCACCTTATAATGAAGGGTGCTATGAAAAACAACATATAGAATTAAGTTCAGGTAAAAAATTAAGATTTAATTTCTTAAATGGGCATTCAGAACAATATCTATTGAAAATCCCAATAGAATCACAAACAAGGAATAATGAATTACGTGCTAGAAACTTAGAACAAGAATATAAGGGTGAATATGTTAAAGTAACTAATTTCAAATTCTTTACTAAGAAAGATATGAGTGAACTTAACAGAGCTATTAAATTAGGTGATCCAGTATTTGGGGGATTAACTAAACTTATAAACCCAAGTAATAATGAAAGCTATATGTTCACGGTTATGCAAGCTGAGGGTTTTTTCTATCCGGAGGAGATTTAGAAGAAGAATTTGTTTGGATGAGCCTCTCCGGGGTACAAGTATCATGGCAAGAATTCCTAAACTTTTCAATTAAAAGAAGATATAAAATATTAGATTTAACTAAAGAATTTAATAAAGCACAAGAATAAATGGTAGGAGGACTATCCGGTAATAATTTAGCTATAGGTATATCACTGGTAATGCGTGACCAATTTACTGGTAGGGCAGCAGCAGCAGGTGCAGCTTTGAGTAGGTTAGACAAACAAACTCAAGCAATGCAAAGAAGGCAAATGGAATACACTCGTAATATGAGTGCTATAGGTGCTGGAATTGGGTTGATGGCTATACGGGGTATGGCTAACTGGACTAAAGTAGGAGCTAAATTTGATTACATGATGACTTATGTTAATCAGATAGCTGAGAAGAAAGGGGGAGTTGGGTTTGATAAACTATCAGTTAAAGCTAAAAGGTTAGGTGCTGATACAATGTTCTCAGCTATTCAAGTAGCAGATGCTATGAAATTCATGGCAATGGCTGGGCAAAATACTGAAGAAGTATATAATAATATTAGTGCAGCAGTAACATTGGCTGGTGCTACAATGGAAAGACTAGAGGGTAAAGGTGGTACAGCGGATATCATAACAAATGTTATGAGAGGTTTCATGATACCCAGTAGTGAAAAAAATTCAATGAGAGTAGCAGATGTATTAACTACAGCAATCACATCTGCTAATACAAACTTATGGGATTTACATGAAGGATTAAAATATGCAATGTCAACTGCTAAGAACCTACAAGTATCATTTGAAGAAACTACTTCAATGATGATGCAAATGGGTGACGCGGGTATCCAAGGTACTATGGCTGGTACGGCGGTAGAGAATATGTTTAGATATCTAACTAAAGGGTTAGGTACCTCAGCTACTAAAAGACAAAAGGGCGCTATTGCAGCAATGGGTCTAACACAAGAGGATTTTAAAAATGCTGAAGGCGGTTTATTAAGTTTATCATCTATATTACACATGGTAAAAAGTAGAACAGATTCTATGGGTAATATAAGGAAACAAAATACACTCATAAATTTATTTGGAGTAAGGGGTACAAGGGCTGCATCATTAGCTCTTAGGAATGTAGATATATTTGATAAATATATGAATAAGTTGAATGCTTTATCTGGCGGAAGAGCAACAGCTGGATTAAAAGCTCAGATGGATACACTTATGGGAGTAGGTATACAATTAACATCTGCTTGGAATAATTTCAAAATAGCATTCACTGAAGCTATTGGGCCAGTACTTAAACCAACATTAACCATATTAACTAAATTATTAAAGATAGTAGTAAGGTTGGGAGAAACACCTGTAGGTAAATGGTTATTTGGTATAGGTGCTGCTTATGTATTAATAAAAACAGTATCACTAGCCTATAGAGCAGTAGTCTTAAGCTTAAGGTTAGCTCACATGGGTATGGCTACAACATTTGGAGCTTCAGCAAATACTGTTGTAGGCGGTTATAACAGAATGACAGCAGCAGCAGCAAGGTATGGTGCAACATCTGGGGTTGGGGGAGTAGCTGCTGCAGCAAGAGGTTGGAGAGGCGGAAGAATGGGTATGATATTAGCTGGAGCTGGGATAGGTTCTTTCTCTGGTATGACAAAAAATGGTTCACAATATAGAAAATCTAATGGTAGATCAACATTTATACCTAAAGGTTCAGTACCTCTTGGGTGGAGTAGAGCAGGTAGTGTAGGTAAATTAGCTAGAATGGGTAAATTTATGGGTAAAGCATCACTACCAGCAATGTTGATCGGTGGAGGTTTACAAATGGGGGCTGATGCTGCTGGAGCTGATACTGATTTAGGTAAAACTCTAGGTGTACTTGGTGATACAGTAGGTATGGCTGGTACTGGGGCAATGTTAGGATCTATTATACCAGGTATAGGTACAGCTATAGGGGGTATAGTTGGGGGTGTTGGGGGATTACTAATGGGGTTATATAATAGATTAGGTGAAACAGAACAAGTAATAAATGAGGGTAAAAAAGAAGCTGAAGCTGAAGTAACTAATAACGCTATATTTTCATCAGCAGCTTGGCGTACACAAGCTAGAAATGTATTAAAGATGAAACAAGGTGAAACAATATGGGGCAAAGGTTATTCATCAGATGTAAGTCAAATGCAAGGTACTACACCATTCGGAGCAATGCAACATCTAGGTATGGGTGGTCAATATTATGATGATATGAGAGAACCCACTAAAATAACAATAAACATAGATGGTAGAGAAGCATTCAGTAAATTTATATCTGAAGCTGAATACCAAACAATGATAAACTTCGGAGGAAATTAATATGGCAACATATGTACCAAAAATAGTAGCACCACTTTTAAATTATGTACCAACACCTTTTGTTGAGGATATAACATCTTATGCTTCTAAGGCTATGAGGTTAAAAATTATAGCTGATAGAAATTTTAGAGGATTTGAAAAAGCTAGTGTTAAAGGCACAAGAGGTGATTATGAATTTGAACGTACAGCAGCTCAAGGGGGTGGCCCAAAAGAATCAAGAACAATATTAAACAACAGAAGAACATCAGGTAATATAAATGGTGAAGAATATTTATTTGAACCAGCTAATACTAAGAAAGCAGGAACACCTCTAATAGATTCAATATCTATAGTTGATGTAGATGCAGTAGATAATAGTGTATATTCTGATAGATATTATTCATATTTGACATTACCTTTCGTACCACGTGAACTGAATTATAATCCAGAATCAAACTTTGTAGGTATTGCCAGTTTTGGACGTAATAACCCTTTCTATCAGTTCACTGGTTCGGAAGACACATTAACATTTGATATAGATTGGTTTTCTAAAATGAATAATAGGGAGGATGTTATATCAAACTGTAGGTGGGTTGAAGCATTAACAAAAGGTGATGGTTATAAAGATATACCTCACAGAGTGCAATTGGTCTGGGGTGCTGATAATAAGTTGTTTAGCAATTCCATTTGGTTAGTTACGTCAGCACCTTACAGGCTATCACAATTTATAAAAGGTTATAGAGCTTCAACAGGTGAATTAGTAAATACTAATATGATGCCACAAAGTGCATTACAAACTATTACACTAAAGAGGATAACAGAAACTAATAGAACAAGTGAACAAATAATTGGTAAAAGACCTGGAGACCCAGGTAGCCAAAGGATTAAATCACCTAGATATTTTTAAATCATGGCAGACACATATACTAATGGTTCTATAATAAGATATGAAGAAAGAGATGTATCATTACATAGGAGACGTTATATACATAAGGAGGACTTAGAAGATAAAGCCTACACAATTAAAGAAGAAGATAAGCTAACTACTATAGCTTTTAGGTTTTATGGTAATCCTTTATTATGGTTTTTAATAGCTGATATTAATGAAATTGAGAATCCATTCGAATTAACAGTAGGGGATGATATAATAATCCCCAATCAAAATATATATGACTTATGAGTGATGGTGCTAATATTATGCCTAAGGGTTATGGTACTCCATTAGCTTGGGTATTTTCTGATAGCGGTGAGGTATTACGTATGAAAGATGATATACCTATCTCTAGATATATGATAGATTTTAAATATGTATATAGTGAAGAGAATGATGATACATGTGATATAAAATTTAATTTTAAATCCTTAGAAGTATTTAACTTACCCTATTTAAAACAAGATATAAAATTAAAAGTACAATGGGGTTATCTAGTAGGTACAGGTGAGTTTATTAAATCAACTAAACGTAAAGTAGTTATTAGAGATATAGAAATTGATTACTTATCTACTGGTATATATATGACATTAAAGTGTACTGATCTAATATCATATTTAAAAAACCAAAAAACTACAACTTCTAGGAAATATAAAAACCGAGATGGTCAAAACATAATAGTAGAAGCTGATAAACAAACAGCTCATTTTATAGAGTGGTTAAAAGAAATAGCTGCTGGTCAGTTTACAGCCAGTGTAACTGTTAAGAAACAAACTTTAAGAATAGATAGGAATGGTACTACACACATAGCAGACTTTGATCCTAAAACTGGTAGAAGACAACAACAAAGAATTACAACTGCTATACCAAAGAAATTCAAAAAAGAATTATGGGTAGCTAGGAGTATAAAGGGTAAATCAAAAGCTATAGCAAATGCTATAGAAGATAAATTAAAATTCTTCGGTGCAATAGATGGTGCTTCAGGTCCTTTTATAAGAAATGGTACAGATGATAACTTACATATACACCAAAGAAATTTTAAACAGGACCCATTAGCATCATTCACTTACTATGGCGGTACAGGAGAATTAATAGATTTTAAATCTAAAACAAATACTACAAAAATAAAAGAAGATAAAGCTTTAACTTCTGGTGTTAATCCATATAATAAGGAAATTGAAACACAGGAAGTATCTCTAGCTGTCACAGAAGATAGTAACAAAGAAAGTAGAGAAGATGCTCCATCACCACAAAAGGGTTGGGGAGTACCTTTAGAAGCATTAAGTAAATGGACTGATGAAGCTGCTAAAGTATTTAATGATGATTTAAAAGATAATTTAAATCAAAAAGAACTTAAAGATTTAACTTATCTAAGTTCATCATCCGAACCTAGGAGAAAATTATCTTTATATCCATCACAATCAGATATAGATGCTAATATAAAAAGGCTACCTAAATTTGTAAGTATACAAAGTGCTGATGTAATAAATTTACCAGAATTCCAAGATGTACTAACAGAGAAGCTAGCTCTAGCTTCTGCTAAGTTACAAAAAGACATGGTATTAATAGGGTATTTAGTTGAAAAAGTACAAAGGAAGTATGAAGCCACTTGTAGGATTATAGGTGATCCTTCATTAACCAAAAGTAAAGTATATGAGTTTAGAAACTTATCACATTTAGATAATGGTAAATGGTATGCGACTAGTGTAACACATAGTATAAGTAAAAAAGTAGGATACTTCACAACTATGGAATTAATAAAAGTACCTTCAGCTATAGGTATAAATAAAAACTCATCTACAGAAAATAAAGAAGGTGAGAAAAAAGCTACTAATGAAAATGTAACTATATATGATGGAGCAGAATTTGTAAGAGATGTATTGCAAGAAGATGGGTTTTATGATAGGTGGAAGAATATAGATTTTAATAGAGCTACAGAATTTATTATACCACATAGTGATAGAGGTAGATACAATCCAGATGGTTCTAGGATGGAGGGATTTAAAGAACGTATGGAAAGAATAGCAGCTGAAGAAGATTTCTTAAGAGAACATGAAGAAGAGATAAAAACTATTAACCGTGAAAAACTTTCAAAAGCATTAAAAGCATTTAATAAAAAGAACACTGATAATTACTAAGAGATGCATTATAAAGATACTGTATTTTATAAAATTATGCTTTATGGTTTAGAATACTTAGGCAGGTATTATGGTAACTATAGAGGTTTTGTCTTAAGTAATGAAGACCCATTAAAGATGGGTAGGTTACAATTAAGATTACCTCATTTAAATCCAAATGTTAAAGATGATGAAACTTGGGCATGGCCAATAAGTAGTTGGGGTGGTAAAGATTATGGTATACAATTACTACCACAGAAAGGTGATATGGTTTGGGTACAATTTGAAAATGGTGATGCTGATTACCCGCTGTGGCAACATGCGGGTTATTCTAAAGAAGAGTTACCACTCGAATTCAAAACACCAAATCATTATGGTTTTAAAACTCCCAGTGGTTCATTAATATTAATAAATGATAATAAAGATGAAGAAGAAATTTTTATCAAGCATACTAATAATGATGAGTGGATAAAGATTATTAAAGAGGGATTAGAATTACAAGCTAAACTAATTAAGCTAGGTAATCAAGGAGAAGAATGGGCTGCAATGGGTGAAACATTATTATCTAAGATGAATGATATAATGGGTAAACTAGATGAAACATATAAAGAAATAATAACACATATACACCCAACTAATGTTGGACCATCAGGTCCACCAGTAACAGCTGCTAAGTTTCAAGCTATCAAGAAACAGATGAATACAATAAAAGAAGCATTACCAGAATTTTTAAGTAAAAAAGTAAAATTAGATAAAGAGAATGCCACTTAATAAACCACAACTAAAACAAAGTATAAGAACTATACTAGATGAATCATGGGAAATGACTGAATCAAGCCAGGATGCTAGAGAACATTTTGCTAATGGACTTAGCAATGCTATAGATACATTTGTAAGGGGGGGAGAAGTTAATACTACAGTAACAACAAATGCTCCAGCTACGGGTGCAGGTATAGGATCAATAACATAATTATGGCAGATACGGTAAATAAATTTATAGGTTCTGGGATGATATTCCCAATAGAATTAGATAACTCTGGTAAACCCCCAATATATAATAATATTAAACTAATAAGGTCTTCTATAATAAATATATTAAGTTGGCCCAAGAGGACTAGATTTTTCAATGAACATTTTGGTTCAAGGATAGGAGAAGTTATAGAAGAACCTAATGACAATATATCAAATTCATTAATAATACATTTTGTTACTGATGCATTACAAACTTGGGAAAAGAGAATTGAATTAGTATCATTAGATATAGATGATGAAAAACCTGGTGTAGTTTTTCTAAAGATAGTATATAGAATTAGAGAAACTAAAATAGATGATTCATTTATATTTCCTTTCTACAAACAAATAATATATTAATATGCCACTACAAAATCAATGGGTAACTTACTTAAACAGAAGTTATTTACAAATTAAGAACTCAGTACTCACAAGGTTGGGTACATTAAACCCAGAAATAACAGATCACTCTGAGTCTAATATATTAGTTATAATAATATCTATATTCTCTGGTATAGCAGAGATGTTGAATTACTATATAGATAATATGGCACGTGAGGCATTTATAACGACTGCTAGGCGATTCTCTAGTGTAGTTAAACATACTAGACTTATTGACTATAGAATTAAAGCTATGATTCCCGCTAGTGTTGATATAAATATAGCATTCGTAGATAATAATAATGATGCTTTACCAATAGATAGTGCATTCACTATACCTAGTGGAACAATATTCTCAACAGATAATGCTATAAAATTTATATCTATAGCAGATTATAATGTTATAATAGGTGATACCATAATTATTATACCGGTAGAACAAAAAGAATTTCAATCAGCAAGTGTAATAGGTACAACAGACGGATCACCCGATCAGATATTATCATTAGGCTTAGATTATGTACACAATTCATCTTATGTAACAATAGGTGGGGTACCTTGGGAAAGGGTAGAAACATTAGGTAGATCAGAACCAGAAGACTTACATTATATTGTGGAAATAGCAGCAGATAAAGTAGCATACATTAGATTTGGTGATGGATTAAATGGTAAAATACCAATAGCAGCACAACAAGTATTATCTGACCTATATACATCATTAGGTGATGTAGGTAATGTAAATGCAGATACAATTAATAGCACAGAATTTGATTTCACTACAACGGGAGCTACTATAGTTAATACAATTATTACTAATCCCAAAGCTGCAATATCTGGTAGCCCTTATGAAACTATAGAAAGGATAAGAAGATCAGCCCCATTGTCTTTAAGAACTTTAGATAGAGCAGTAACCAGACAAGATTATATAGACATAGCTAAATTAGCTCCTGGTGTAGATAAAGCTACATTGTTTTATGAATGTGGTAAATTTATAGATATATACATATCACCTAATGATGGTGGTATAGCACAAACAGGATTACTTACAAGTACTAAGAATTATATAGATGAAAGAAAAATGGTAACTACATTTGTTAGTGTATTACCAGCTGGGGAAGGCTATATATATATTGATATAAATGCTACAGCTAAATTTAGGAGAGACGGTGTTATAGTAAAACAAGATATAATAGACGCTTTGATAGATGAATACTCTTATAAAAACTCTGATGTTAATAGGCCTATAAGAAAATCAGATATAATTGCATTAATAGATAATCTAGAGAAAGTAGATTTCTTAACAATTGCTGAAATGTACTTAATCCCATATATGAGGCCTAAGAATCACACTACTGATTTATTGAATACAATAAGTATAAGAACTGGTTCAGTGCTAACTGTTAAATGGAGATTACAATATGATGGTACTAGAATGAGATTATTTAAAAACAATGACCCTATTGGGAATATTGATATAGGGATTGATTATATAGATATTGATAATATATTTAAAATAAATATACAAGCAAGCAGTTATACTATAGGGGAAGAATGGGAATTTAAAACTTATGCTTGGAATGAGAATATAGAATTAGATGATTTCTCTGTACCTGTAACTAGGTTAAGTGATTTGAGTATAACAGTAATTGAACAATTAGCAACAAATAGTTAAGATGAGCGCATGTAACCCGGATTTTTATTATCTTGATTTTGATATAGTAGATTTTGAAGCTACAACCAACTTTGGGGTATTCTATAAAAACTATTTATTTTCATTACTACCATGGTATTTCAGGGATAAAGATACTTATAAAGATAGTAATGGAAAAGGTTTATTAGAAAGATATCTAAGTATATTTGGACAAGAAATTGATGAAGAGATAATACCAAACATAGAATGCTACTTAAATATAATAGTAGCACAAGAATGTGAGAGTAAGTTCTTAACCCATATATCAGATGTATTAGGTAATCCACCAGACGTATTTAAAAATGAGGTACAGTATAGAAATTTATTAGCATACATAGCATCTATATATAAAATAAAAGGTACTATAGGAGCTTATGAATTATTCTTTGGATTACTTGGGTTCACAATTGAGTTAACAGAATTGCCAGTAACTAATGCAGAAAGTCAATATGATAATGATGGTGAATATGATACTGGTAATGTAGAATCTATATATGACCAAACTAAGTGTTCACCTTGTTCTGATTATGATATAACATTTTTTCCTAAAGATTTAACTAATTTAGAATTATCATCAGAAACTTTAACAGCATTACAAGATGCAATAATATTTAATGAACCTATAAATGCTAGGTTGAAAAATTTAACTTTCGCTGTATTAGTAGAAGATACTATGGGGGTAAATATAGTAGACTCAGAGGTAGA